GATTTTGCAAAGTAACTCAGTTCGCCCGAAAGAAACGCAAAATTTAAAGCACTCGAATATGTCGGCAAACTATAGAAATCTTGACCAATTGACGGCAATTCGTAAGCGTAAAGCTGGCATTTGTCCGTATTTAACGGGTGGTATTTAGTAACTGGGATTACGTCAATTCTAGACGCCCAGTCGTCACATAAAAAATAACAATCTTTCGCGCGGTTAATACGAACCTTTTCTGGCGAAATGTTTTCGACTCTTTTTACTTTGTGCTTTTCATCAAAATGCAACATAAAATAAACGCGGTTGTGTAGTACGATTTGTTTAGCCACTAGTCTAACAGACTTAGCTAACTTTAGTTTCTTTTCCCACGTGTAAATATCTAGCTTTTCGTCTGGCGTTAACTTGTCCGTCTTTAATTGGTAGCCCGCGCCTATAGTAGCGTTAACTTTAAAGTCCACAATTGCCCCATGAAGTGGGCTAGTAAAATAAAGCTGGTTAAGTGTTTCGGGGAATAGGTTGTCTTGACCAAACGGAATGTAGCCAGACACTTGGTAACGTCCGTTTACGTAAGGTAGCGACAAGTTAGCGTTACCTATCTTACCGAAAGGCGTACTAAATGACTGATAGCCTTCTACTACTTCTGGTTTTTGTTGTTTAAATCTGTCAAAAATTCCCATATTTTATTCATATATAGAAGAAACAGCTACACCGCTTACCACCATGCGCCCTTCTTCGATTAAATTTAGTTCTTCTGTATTCGTGTTTTCGTCTATTACTATGTCTGTTAGGCTTTCAAACACTTTATAGGTGTATTGACCTTTCAATAAATCTAAGTCTACGCCTTCTTCTAACGTAAATAGGTTGTATCTATAAGGGTAACTAGACGTGTCTGCGCCTATCCAGTATATCGGATCGACAGCCGTGTTAAATTCGTCTTCAAAAACGAATAAATAAAAGGGGTCTACTAACGTTGTTACTTCTGACAGCGTCAAAGCAAACGTATTAACTTGTCCTTTTTCAATGTAAATCATAACTATATTAAAAGTTAAAAAGCAAATATTCATAAAACAACAAACCCCACCAGATTAGGTAGGGTTGTTATAAGTGTTACGTTTCTAGAATGTAACGAAAACCAATTAAACTGTAAGACCAGCAATAATAGTAGGGTCTACTTCGTAAGCTAAACTTTCGTTTTCAGCTGTAAGAACTAAAGAGTATTTAGATCCGTCTGCTCTAGCAGTTCCCGAACCTTCGCCGTAAGCTGTTACTTGTAAGAACGGGAAATACCAATACTTTCCGTTAGCGTCACCTACGACAGCTGTAAGGTATTGTTGTCCAGCGCCTAAGATTTTAATAGCTTTCGACTTCTCTTGATCGCGTCTGTGGAACATTAAGTTAATTGTTTGAGTAACATAAGACGAACCATTTACTAAATCAATAGCAGCTTCTTCTGTAAAGTTACCAGTATTACGTTTGAACTCCAAAGCCACGAAAGGCGTTGTGTGTGCAATAGCGGTTACTTCCCAGTTAGTACCAGTTTCTAAAGTAGTAATTGAAGTAATTTCGTCTTGTTGGTTTATTAATAGCGTATATATACCCCCGCTATTAGGGTCGCATCCTTTAAGGATTTCTTGTAAAGTAGCACAAGCCATGATAAAATATATTTTAAAGTTAAAAAAAAGGGGCGGGCGCATTACCCACCCCCGTTATTTTAGTTGTTTATTGACTAGTCGAAACAAACGTTATAAACTACAATCTGGCTAGGGTTCGTATATGCGAAACCAGCTTTCAAGTTAGCACGTGTACGAATGTAAGGTTCAGCTACTGAGTCTGCAAGGTTAACAGCTTTCAATGCTTTAGCGTCTCCTTCTGCATCGAATGCATAGATAAGGTCTGTTTTCAAAGCTAGTACCATAGTTGACGTTGGCATACCTTCTGCAAGAACGATTTTAATTCCTAAGAACGTAGGCGCTAAAGGTGCAGTAACGTAAGTCAAAGTGTTACCAGAAGCCGCAGCAATTTGGTAGTTAACGAATACGTCAGAAGAAACGAACAAACGAAGGTCAGCACGTTTTGATTGAACTGCAGCTGGTGACGCTTGAAGTACCGCTGTCATTTGAGCCAATACGTTAGCGCTTGTAATTGCACCACCATATAAACCATTTACAGCTACGTCAGCACACAATTTTTTCAAGTAACCATCACACAAAGAAAGAACTGGGTCTAAACTTTCTGTGTCACCTTGCCAACGGATTAACTCTAAATCGTTTCCGATACGTCCAGCCATTTCATTCCAGTAGTAAGACATGAAAGAAGCTACGCTAAAGTCTCCGTTAGAACCTTGTGACATTTGCAAAGCCAAGAAAGACTGCTCCAGCTCAAATTGACAGATTTGAGACATGCCGCTTAACGCACAAACGTCGATTGTGATTGCGTCTAGGTTGTCTGTAGGCGCTGTAAAGTTACAAGTAGACGGCGCTAATAAGTTTCCGAAAGTAACGTTAGCTAATTTCGTAGCAGATTTGATGCCAGGCAACGTTCTGTAATTGTCTGCGATGTCTTCTGTTAAATACGCTTTTGAGTAAAACTCGTCTGGGTTTGGACACAATAACGCGTTAGTATCTACGTCAAGGTCAAATTTTAAATTTCTAATCATTGTTATTTGTTTTTATTTGTTTTTAAATTGTTACTTATTTAAATGCGCGAAACGCTTTGAATTTGTCGAATGCGGACATCTTAACGTCTTTAGCCATTTCCATGTCTTCTGCTTCTTCTTCTTTAACCAAAAGTTCTTCCATTTGGTTTTTCAAGTCTGCAATCATTGCAATAACCGCGTTAACGTTTTCTTCGATTACTGGTTTAACGATAGCTAAAATTGCTTCTGTGTCCATTGCTGGATCAATAGCCATTTCTTCTTTGACTTCTTCTTTAACTTCTTCTTTCTTTTCTTCTACGACTTCTTCCATAGCAACTTCTTCTTTTACTACTTCTTCTTCTGTAGTTTTTTCGTCTGCCATTTCGACTTCTTCTTTTTCTACTTCTTTAATTTCGATTACTTCGCCATCTTTGACAACGTAAATCTTGTCTTCGATGCGGTGTTCTCCGTCTGGTAATTTCATTGTATATTTGTTTAAGTGTTTGCTTAATTTCATTCCTAGAAAACCTTCAATAGAGAATCCTAGTTTTTCGTTTTTTACTAGTTCGTTATAGTAGTCCGTGTCGGTTACTTGAGCCGTTAACATAAGCGTACCTTTTGGAACTTCTATTCCGTAGGTTGTATATGCTTTGTCTTGTTTCGGGTTTTCTACTATCCAGCTTTCGAGAATATACGCTGGAACTTCTTGGCTTGCGTCATGTTCTAGATTGAACACATTTTTATTTTGCAAGTCCTTCATAAACTTAACATAGATTTGCTCTATAGTTTGTTCGTCGAATTGAACATAGTAGTCGCCAGCTTCGTCGTCGCGTCTGTATATTTCCATAGGAATCATCGCTGGGGCTGTTACTCTATATTTTAGACTATCCGAAAAGAAGTGCCTTTTGTGTTGACTAAATGCTAACCCTTTTACCTTAATAGCTGGTGCATCTGTAAAAGCTATTTGTTCTATTCCTAATTCTTCGCCGTCTGAATATTCGGGGTCAATTGTAATTTTATAAATAGGTAGGTCTTTCAACATAACCATATTAAAAAAAATGTATATTTGTTCAAAATTTATATCATGGTAGAAATATTAGGAAAAGAAATTCCGAACGAAATGAATGAAATGACTATTCAGCAGTTCGAAGAAATTACAGAAATTCACGCTAACGACAAGCTAGACGTAATCGAAAAACATTTAGAGGTCTTTAAATTTATGGGTGTCCCAGAAGAAATAGAAGACGTAGACTTTGAGGTTTTTAAAGAGTACATTAGTAAATTCAATACGGCAAAAGTTCCCAGTTCAGAACTATTAAAGCGTTTCGAAATTGACGGCTTTACATACCAAGCGTACGACGAAGACTTTAAACTAACTGCAAAGGACACGAAGACAATTGAAAAGATTCTAAGTAATAAACATAAAGGCTACATTTCAGAAGTTCTAGCGGTATTGTTTAAACGAACGGACTTAACTAAAACAGAACACTATACAGACGCGCACATTAAACAGAAAGCTAAATTAATTAGAGAATTAAAAGCCGAAGTTGCCGTGCCTTACTTAGTGGCTGTAGCTAGTGCAATTAATAACCACGTAGAAAAAGCAAATGAAGCTACCAACGGGTTGGAACAAAATTAAACTTTACCAGTTTAAAGAACTGCGACAAATTGACAAAACAGCGGGCTATTTTTCTTTTCAGTTAGATAGCCTTGCCGTTTTATTAGACGTACCTAGCGAAGACTTAGAAGACCTAAGCATAGATGAAATAACGTCCATGTTTGAATCTATTAAATGGTATCAATCAGAACCAAAAAAGAACTATAAACACGAACTGGTTCTAGAAGAACAAACCTATATACTACAGCCGTTTAAAAAACTTACGTTGTTTGAGTTTATAGACCTTGAATACTTTCTTACAAACGACTATATAAACCACATTTCGCACATAGCTAGTGTATTTTATAGACGCGTAGACGCGGACAAGTGGCAAAATGTAGAGTTTGAGCCGTATATATTTAGTCCGTTTGATCGTTACGAACTATTCGACGACCT